CCTTATGAGGTATAGCAATGGTTAAAGTTAAATGTGTGAAAGGGTTCACGTTATCAGGCGTTTTTTACGAAGACGGGGAGGAATACGAAATGACTGTGGCGGTGGCAACCGATTACGCTGAATATTTCGAGCGACTCGCTCCAAAGCCAAGAACAAAGAAAATGAAAACTGAGGAAAATAAGTAAATGGTGACTCGGCATTCTTATGCGAGTATTGATGATCTGCGAGATTACCTTGCAGGGACGGCATATTCGAGCGGCTGGACAAGCGACACGACAATCCTGAGAAGGATCGTCGAGTCTGCATCGAGCCGGATTGATAACTATGTGGGGATGCAGAGTTTTGGTCCGCGTCTTGAGACCCATTATTTTGATATCGGGTCCGGGACGTTAAGGGATACCCCCCAGGTCATAATTTCTGGATCGTCCCCGACTAAGATCGGGATGAAGGATTTTTATCTTTCCGCGATTCCTCTCGATTCGTGGCTTGTTTCTGTGACTTCCGTTACATCCTATAAGGCGACGGACAGGGACTCCTCTGAGACCCTTACAGAAGGCTATAACGCCGATTACTGGCTGGAACCTTATAACACGACCCCGAAGACCCGGCTCAAGCTCAATGAGGATTCGTCAAAGTCTTTCCACGCCGGGCAACAAACCCTTGCAGTTGCCGCAACATGGGGTTATGCGAATGACACCATAAGCGAAACAACCGCCGACGCAATAGGATCGACCACGACGACATCGGCAAGTGTGTCGAGCGCAAGTAGCCTGAGTATTGCCCAGACAATTCTGATTGATTCTGAACAGTTGTATATAACAGGAATCAGCGGAAATACCCTCACGGTGGAAAGAGGCGTCAACGGGACAACCGCCGCCACTCATTCCGGGGGGGCTTCGCTTTACAGTTATGAATATAATCCCATCGTCGTCCAGGCGTGCCTGGATCTGGGGAAGATCTTCTTCCGGGATCGAGATATGGGAACAACCCTGACAATCGGAAGCGGTGCGGAAGGAATCACGAGATCCGATGCCGACGCAAGTTCAGTTCTTTCAACCCTTGACGAATTCCGTTCTGTGACGGCTTATTCGGAGATTTATTTTTAATGGCTAGGCAGAGTGTTTATGCAAATGGACCGCTTTTTGATGACCCCGTGGGTCATTTGATTAAAGCCGCGAATCTCGCCTTGAGAGATATTGCCGTTATGGGTAGCAACAAGGTGAAAGAACAACTTTACCCGGGACATGGAAGAATCACGGCAAACCTCCGAAATCATGTCGGGGGGAACCTGGTGAAAACCCTCCATGCCCAGATCGATGCCGGAGAAGCCAGGTACGGGGCGAATCTTGTTTATGCGTCATGGGTAGAAGGGACTTCATCCCGAAATAAGACAACCCGGTTTGGTGGTTATCACATGTTTGAGAATGTGAAAGACTGGTTGTCCAGGGGACCAAAGGAAGTTGATGATCTGTTTGAACAGGCATTGCTTGAGGAGTTCAAATGAGCCGGTCAGGAGCAATTAACAGAATAGACGCATTGCTTGGGACGGTCTCAGACCCGACATTCACGGCGATTCTAAGGGGAGAACCCCTTTCTATCCCGGGGACGCCTCTATGCGCCTTCTGGATAGTCTCACGGTCAACAATGTTCGAAACCTTTACTGATGTTTCGACAATGACCACTTTTACAATTCGATCATATTTCAGGATGCAGGCATCTCAGGACGTTCGGGAATCAATTGAAGAGGATCTGTGGGATGCCGCTGTCAATATCGACACGGCATTGAGAAGTGATGCGAATCTGGCGGGGAATTGTTCTGATTCAAATGTCGGAACAATGGCGACAGGTTACACGGATATCGGCGGGGTGGCATACAGGACAATGGACATTCCCTTCGAGGTCGAGATCCTCGGGGAAGTAACAATTACCCCATAGGAGCAATCAATGGCAAAGACGACCGGGTTAGATACAAGGCTTTATGTTGAGGGATATGATCTCTCGGGGGATGCGAATTCACTTGCCTCGGCGGGATGGAGCCAGAACCTTCTCGATGTTACGACGCTGGACTCGTCGGGTGTCAAAAGGATCGTCGGCGAGGCTTCCGGGCAAATGACGGTAAATGTCTGGTTTGATGCCGCATCCAGTAAATCCCATTCGGTCTTCACGTCACTCAGCGGAAAACAGCCGACAGCAGACCAGACAGTACTGGTCCCAATGGGGAGCGCGGTCGGGGCTAAGAGCGCGGGAATAGTTGCCAAGCAGGCAGACTATTCTGTGGATTCGGCTCCGGGTTCTGCTATATCGGGTGTTGTCAATTATTCCTCAACCGGTGGAGCGCCGCTGGAATTTGGCGAAATGTTAACCGCTCATGATGACACTCATTCTTCAGCGGGATCGGGAACCGTTGTTGATAGTGGAGCATCTTCTTCGAATGGAGCATCTGCTTATCTTCAACTGTTAAGCCTTGACTCTGGCAGTGTCACAGTAAATTTACAGGAATCAACCTCTAGCGGCGGCTCCTACGCGAACTTTATGACTTTCTCAACCGTAGCGGCGGCAGGCGCCCCGACAGCAGTAAGGCAGACGATGGAAGGAACAGTTCAAAGGTATATAAAAGTAGTAACAACAGGCACTTTCAGTAACGCAAAAATAGCAGTAGCACTATGCAGACTATAGGAGGTTAAGAACAGGGTGGTGCTGGACGCGTCATCCGGATCAATAACATTTGCGATTGGTTATGTCAGGGATTAATTAAAGTTTTATAAAATATAGGAATTTTTTCAGGAGGCTATTATGGCGAAGCAGACTGGTTTGGGGGATTACATAGCGATAGACGACTCCGGCGGCACTGCCCGGGACATAAGTTCTAATGTAAGCTCCCTTTCGATCGGGAACTCCCAGAACTTACTGGAGGCTACCGGGGTCGATAAGAGTGGGGTTGAGAGGCTTGTTGGACTGAGCGACGGGACGGTTACCCTGGGAGGCACCTGTGATTTTGCCGCGAATAAGGAGCATGCCGTTCTTGCAGAAGGTCGCGGGACAACGAGAACCTTCGATTACCGGATCGGGGGAAATACCTCCTCCAATCCAAGGCTCACGATGGAGATGGTTATCGGGGCGTATAATTTCGACAGGGGAACTGATGGATCGGCAACCTGGTCCTGTGACCTGTCTCTTCAGGATGGAACTGTTCCAGACTGGGATACGGTTCCCTGATGGTAGTTGAGAAACGCAGTCGACCAACATCATTATCCCGGCATTCCCAGCCGTTCATAGTTCCGAGGCGCCAGGCAATCCTGACGTTTCCGGACGGGCATGATTACGAAGGTGCTGAGATCAACGCCCGTCTGGATGTTGATGTCCGTACCTTTTTCGAACTTCAGAATATCGGGGAAGATTCGACTGCCGGGGAAACGAAAACAGCTTTTGAAAGATTCGGGAATGAAATCGTCAAGTCATGGAATCTCTGCGACGATGACGGTGAGAATATAACTCCCGATGCTGACGGATTCCTTTCGCTTCCCCCGGCGGTCTGTATTGCGATAATCGGGGCATGGGCGGAGGCGGCGGGAACCTCGGGGGAAAACTAGAGGCTGACATCGTCAGGTGGAAACACGTTAAGGGCGGAACTGATAAGGACGGGAACGTGATAGAGAAGCCCCTGGAACTCTATCAGGCGGAAATAGTGGACGGGATATGCCAGAGGTATTCCTGTCTGCCGTCGGAGTTGTACGGGGAAGATGTCAGCCTCATGCGGTTGTTGCATATTGTCGGATTAAACCAACCGGAAACGGAGAAGTAAATTGGCGAATACGGTTACAGTCGAGGTTTCGGCGGATACAAAAAAAGCCGAGAAGAATCTCGGGGGTCTTGGCAATAAGGTCAAGGGACTCGCGAAGCCAATCGCCATAGGATCTGCGGCGGCGACGGGATTTGCTATGGCGGCTGTGAAACTCGGAGATGAATTCAAGGCGGCAGAGAATACTATTGCCGCTGGAACCGGGGCAACCGGGGAAGCTCTTGAAGCTCTGAAAACGGATTTCGAAGAAGTTTTTGCAGATGTTCCCCAGGATGCCGCCGCAGTCTCAAGCGTAATTGCCGACCTGAATACGGAACTGGGTCTCCAGGGCGATGAACTCCAGAATGCGTCCAAGGCATTCCTCGACATGTCCCGGGTCATGGGTGAGGAAACCGCCCCCATGATCAAAGCCGTTTCTGATTCAATGGTTGCCTTCGGGGTTCCAGCATCAGAGGTTGAGTCTCAACTGGATAAACTTGTCACAGCATCTCAGGCTGTCGGCGTTCCGATGACTAAATTATCCGAACAGGTCGTAAAGTTTGGACCCCAGTTAAAAGAAATGGGGTTGTCCCTGGATGAATCGACCGCGTTATTTGCGAATATGGCGGCGGCTGGAATAGAGACCAAAGCCATCATGCCGGGATTATCCACAGCCATGCAGAAGATGAGCAAAGAAGGGATCGAGGACATGGGGGCGGGGCTTACTGATCTATTTGATAAGATCAAAAACGCAACATCCGAAACCGAGGCGATGGCACTTGCAACCGATGCTTTCGGAGCCGGTGCCGGGGTCAGGTTCAAGGATGCAATCCGATCCGGCGCCATGGAATTTGAACCATTACTAGCCGCGATGGAAGATTCTGAGGGAAAGGTTGATGCCCTGGGAGAATCGACCTTAACGACATCAGACAAGATGGATATTCTGAAAAACAAAATGAAGGGGGCGTTAGCCCCTGTTGGCGATATGGCTGGAGCAATCGGACCGCTTGTTATTTTAATTCCGGGTATGACAACTGCCGTGACGGGAATGTCTGCGGCAATGGGGGCATTGAGTATCTCAATGGGTCCGATTCTTATCGCTGTGGTAGCAATAGCCGCCGCAATTGGAGTCGCAATCCTTATCTGGAAGAACTGGGACACAATCGTCGAAGGCAGTAAAAAGATATGGGAAGGATTAAAAAGCGCTATAACGGGCGTTCTGGAAGGCATCTGGGGTGCCATTAAATTTTATATTAACCTGTGGATCGGAGCATTCAATATGCTCATCAAGGGAATGAACAAGATCCAGTTTGATGTTCCCTCCTGGGTTCCGGGACTCGGTGGGAAAGGTTTCGGATTTGATATTGCTACGATTCCCACTCTTGCCCAGGGTGGAATCGTTAAGCGCCCGACTCTTGCGATGGTGGGTGAGGCTGGTCCGGAAGCCGTTGTGCCTCTAAATAGGGCAGGGGGAGGGCTTGGTGGAAACGTTACTGTAAATGTAATGATGCCCGCAGGGGGGACAGTAATTCTTGACGACGAATCGACCGCCCAGAGATTCGGAGATTTCATATCTGATCAGGTGCGTCAGGTTCTCAGAACCCAGGGAGCCTTCTGATGCCGAGTCCATATGTAAGGATGCTGGTCGACTGGGACGCTGACGGTAATTACACGGGGACATATGACGATGTAACCGGGAACATCCGGTCGATGTCCTTTTCCCATACCAGGAGTAGCACCACCGATTATATGAATGGTGCTGTCCTCAATGTGCAGTTAAATAATAACGACAATCTGTACAGCCCTCCGAAAGAATCAGGTGATTTATATGGGAAGTTGGTTTCCGGGAAGAATTGCGTTCTGAGAATGTGGTATCCCTACGATAATTTTGAGGATACGACAGGAACAGCATTGACAAGTCATACGGTTCCCTATGATTCAGCATTTACTTGGACAACTCCGGTCGGGGCGTTTAAATGCCATGAGGACGGGTATGCGGAATTAACCACTGGCGCGGCATCTTTTGCGATCATGGACACGCTGGAATACGACACGGAAATATCCTCTGAAATCACAACCGCCCCATCCAGTTCAACGGCGGATTTTGATGTCGGGCTTATCCTCAGATATATAG